CCGGTTCCGGTACCGTGGTTGGTGGGCTATCAGGCCAATTAACATGGTATGCTGGCAACGGAAACGTCGTCAATGGGAACGTGAATGCCAATATTTCTGCTGGTACCCTTACGCTTGGTTTGGCTAACACTACGCTAGGATCATTGATTCTTGAAGGGTCAACTAGTGGTGCCTTGACGATCTCTCCACAGGCTACCGCCTCGACACCTACATGGACGGCGGGCACGTCGAGCGGCACTCCAGCGGTCACTGCATCGGCGCCTCTGGCGATAACGACTGCTACAGGCAACATTAGCATCACTGGCGTTGCGGGACAGGTTCTAGGTGGTGCTGGGCCGGCTTTCACAGCAACCCCTACCCTTGGGGCTATTGGCGTCGCTACGGGGCAAGTTAAACTAGCAGGGACTACGAGTGGTGTCGTAACTTTCTCGGTCGCGGATGCTGCTGGTACCTGGACGATGAAACTTCCGACTTCGGCGGGATCGGCTGGGCAGTTCATGTCCACGGATGGTTCCGGTAATGCCTCATGGTCGAGCCCTGCTGGCGGCGGTACCGTCAATGCTGGAACATCTGGGCAGATGGCGTATTATCCTGCCAGCGCTGCGGCTGTTTCTGGTAATGCCAATGCTAATATTTCTAACGGCGCTCTTACCCTTGGGCAAGCCAATTCGGTTCAGGGTCAGGTGGTTCTTGAGGGTAGCACCAGTGGGGCACTTACAGTCACCACGCAAGCAACGGCCGGAACACCAACTTGGACCGCTGGTACGGCAAGCGGAACGCCGGCAGTCACAGCTTCGGCACCGCTCGCCATTGCCTCTGCCACGGGGAATATCACCGTTACTGGTGCCGCAGGGCAGGTTCTTGCTGGGGCCACGCCTGCCTTTACAGCAACGCCCACTCTCGGGGCCTCCGGTACGGTGGGAACTATCGCATTCGGAAACGCGACCTCTGGTACCGTGACGCTCGGAACGGTTACAGGGGCTTTGGGTTCTGTCACTGCTTCCTTGCCGGCGAATACAGGAACCATTGCTGAACTGAACCTCGCTCAGACTTGGACAGCAGCGCAGACGTTCACGAATAGCGACATAAAACTTCTTGGATCGTCAACTGGTGCCACGACGTTTACGAGCGCCAACGCTGGAGCGAGCAACTTCACTTTAACATTTCCTGCAATCACCTCTACGGTTGCGACAACCACTGGAACACAAACAAGTGGTGATTGCACAAAGTTTGATGCAAGCGGAAATGTCATTGATGCTGGTGGTCCTTGCGGAACTCCAGCGGTCATCCAGGGGTATCTATCCGGGTTGACAATTGCCAATGATAACACCGGAGGCAATATAACCAATGATCTTTCAGTAGCCTCTGGTGTTGCCACAGACAGCACGAATGTTGATTTTATTACGCTTAGTTCTGCTCTTTCACAGAAGCACATCAACGTGGCTTGGGCAGTTGGGAGCAATGCTGGTTGCCTAGATACGGGAGCTATTGCGAATAACTCTTACTTCATCTTCTTGATCAAACGCACTGATACCGGCGTTGTGGACATGCTGTGTTCGCTCAGTCCGACTGCACCGACGATGCCGGCGAGCTACACGGAGAAGCGTCGCATCGGTGCTGTGATTAGAGCGTCAGCGGCTATTGTCCTATTCACTCAAGATGGCAACCAATTCTCGCTCAATACGCCAACTACTGAATCGAATGGTTTAACTCCAGCGAACACAAATGCCTTTACACAATCGCTCACAGGCGTCCCGAACGGCCTTCGAGTGAAGATGATTGGTGTTACCAGCTTGCAGATTAGGCAGGCAAACGCAACTGTGTTTTTGTGGTCCGATCTTGCGGTTGCTGACGTAACTCCCGGCAGTCCATCCAGTGTTGCCTCGGTCGGTGCAGTTCCGATTTCTGCTGGTGTAACGTCTAATATTTTGACGTCGCCGATCTCAGTTTTCACCAATGCATCCGGTCAAATTAGGGGGCGCATTAGTCAAACGGATGTCAATACTTTCGTCAGTCTCGTTACTTTCGGATGGATCGATACCCGTGGACAATAAGACGATTGCAAGCATCGCGTTTGTCGTATGGGTGTGCAGTGGACTGGCATTGCTTGCGCATGAAGGAGGTCCGCAGCAATACATTAATCGGTTCGGATTGTACGATCTCAACCCCGGTGGACCAACAGGAATAACGGGAGCCCCGGGGAATGCTGATGCTACGGTCAAGCAGATAATATATACCGTACCGCAAGCTGGCGACGGCGTGTTTGTCACGATCGGTCAATCTCGCATTTCTAATCAGAGTATGAGTACTGCGACGCAATATACGCCGACCAACGGCGTTAAATGCCTAAACCTCAACCCTTATGATGGGAATGTATATCAGCTTATCGATCCTGTATTTGGCGCAACATCTTATTGGGGCAACCCGACTGGCCAGATCGGATATCATGGACAGTTGTGCGACAGCCTTATCAATGCCGGGAAATATACTCGCGTGTTCTTCATCCCTACTGCGCAAGATGGTGCATCGGTTGCGGACTTCTTGAATGGAGGTATTGCGTTCAATCGAGTTACTGTCCCGGCGCAATGGCTCACGTATCTCGGGTGGACCCCAACCGCATGGCTCTGGCAGCAGGGTAATGCGGATTGCATCGCCGGCATGTCTCAGGCTACATATACAGCAGATTTGCGATCTGTCATATCCTATGAACGTGGGCTATCTGGACGTTCAAGTGATAAATGGATGATTGCGCTAGATTCAATAATGAATGCATCTGGTGGAACATGCTCTGGTATAACTGCGGCGCAGACAGCGGTTGGAGGAGATTCCAATAACTTCGTTGGACCAAATGCGAACGGTTTACCAACAACTGATTACGACGCAACGCTGCACTTTAATAACACCGGCAACACGGCCATGTCTGGTCTATGGTCAACAAAGATTCAGGCTAATTTCTAAATGAGCCTTACCTATACGACATATGTAACATCGTTAGCAAACCTGCTCGTTGTGCCAGCGACGGACCCTAACTTTGTGACGGCGTTACCAAATATAATTGATGACGCCGAGCAACGGATATACCGTGAACTTGATCTACTCGATACCATCATTCGAGATATGAGCGGGAATCTCTCTGCAAACAGCCGCAACTTCACATTCCCGCAGCACATGATTGTTGTCGAGAGCATGAACGTGTTTACGCCATCTGGATCGACAACGAACCGCAACCAAATGGTTCCTGTCGCTCGGGAATGGCTAGATGCTGTCTGGGGGAATGAAGCATCGACTACGGTGCCGTCTATCCCGACATACTATGCTATGATTACCGACCAGCAAATCATCGTTGGTCCGCCGCCAGATGCGAACTATACGATGGAGGTGGTTGGGACTATTCGGCCGGCGCCTTTGAGTGCATCTAACACGACCACATATTTGACGACTTATTTACCAGACCTTTTCCTCACGGCTTCGTTAATTTTCGGATCGGGCTACCAATTGAACTTTAGCGCCATGGGTGACAACCCAGCGCAGGCGGTATCATGGGAATCGCACTACGCCCAATTATTCCAGTCAGCAAACACTGAGGAACAGCGCAAGCGGTACGCATCGCAGGCGTGGTCGCCAAAACAACCAGCCGCCTTAGCGACACCACCTAGGACATAATATATGAGTGACCCGCAAACTGCGAATGTCGGACTATACCAACCAACCCGAGGGTCCGATGTCGGAACATGGGACCTCCCGGTAAATAGCAATACCGGCGCTGCGGATAGTCTTGTGGCCAATGTTGCCGTCATTCCTCTTACCAATTCTCCGGTGACGCTATCCACCCCTCCAAATGCCGGTTCCTTGTGGTCAGGTCCGTACGGCAGTCAAAGCGCAGTCCTTCGATTTACTGGAACGTTGACGGCAAGTTGCACGGTAACCCTACCGCGTTCCGGCTTCTGGATTGTCGAAAATCTATGCACGGTGGGTACCTTCGCTGTGATCTTGGCATCTAGTGCTCCAGGACAAGTTATTGGTGTTCCAGATGGTGAGGCTGTCAACATTTACTGCGATGGGACCAACGTCAAGTTTGTCAATCTCGGCCGCATCGGAGAATATCTCGATCTTGGAACATCTACGGTTCCGACGTGGATCACGTCTTGCACAGTACAGCCTTATCTCAATTGCGATGGAACAACGTTCAGCGCCGCCACATATCCGGTACTAAACTCAAGATTGGGAGGCAACACCCTTCCCGATCTCCGTGGACGTACTCGTGCTGCGCTCAATCAAACTACGAGTCGCATCACGACTGCGGGAAGCGGTATTGATGGCAATACGCTGTTGTCAGGTGGCGGCAATCAACTAATGCAACAGCACAATCACACATACATTGACCCTGGACATCCTCATAATATTCATGGTCCCGCTGGATCAACTGCACCAGCCGGTGGTAATGTTGCTGTTTTTCCTTTTTCTTCGGGTGCTGGCAATAACTATGGGTCCACTGATACAGCTACAATTGGGATTACCATAAATAATGCTGGAAGCGGTACTTCGCAGAACATGCCTCCTGTGACAATCGCGGGACTGACGCTCATAAGGTCGGGATAATGGCCTTTGGAAGCGTCACGCTAGTTCCTGGCGTTAATAGTGAAAGAACGCCGACTTTATTGCGGGCTGGTTACGCAACGAGTAGCCTTATCCGTTTCCGTGACGGGCTTGTACAGAAGCTAGGTGGTTGGGCGAAGTTTTTTCCATTCTCTGTTGCTGGTGTTCCTCGTGATCTTCATGCTTGGGAAGACCTCAATCAAGCGCTGCATCTTGCAGTTGGAACGACTACCCAACTAGGCGTTATCACTTCTGGGACGCTGAAGGATATCACGCCTCAAATACTGATATCTGACTTCACTCCAAACTTTTCAACTACCATCAATTCTCCGATAGTTGGCATCACTGATCCTAATATCTCGAACGTTACATTGAATGATTCTGTTTTCTTCAATGTTCCGGTTTCGGTTGGTGGTCTGATTCTTGACGGATTATACGCCATTACGCTGATAACCGGTACGCATTCGTATCAGATTACGGCAGCAAAGAATGCCACTGCTACATCATCAGTAGATAGTATCCCGATATTCACGACAACAAACGGAAACGCGATAGTATCTGTTGCATTCACGGCACATGGCGTATCGACTGGTAATACGGTCGTGTTCCAGATTTCTACCACGGGAAATGGGGTAACCATTCAGGGTTCCTATGCGGTCGTCTCTGTGGCCGATGCCAATCATTTTTCTATAACGGTTGCCACACAAGCAACAGCCTCATCATCCATCACGATGAATGGAGGTAACGCCGAACTTGCCTACTACATCGCCCTAGGACCACCACCGATCGGTACTGGCTTTGGTCTCGGCGGCTTTGGTCTCGGCGGCTTTGGAACAGGTGTTCTAACAACATCACAAACAGGACCGGAGATCACCGCAACGGATTGGACCTCCGATAACTGGGGAGAACTTCTCCTAGCCAATCCAAAGGGTGGCGGAATCTATTACTGGGACCCTACGGGAGGCTTCCAGAACGCGCAGGTTATTTCAAGCGGACCACCGTTCAATAACGGTATCTTTGTTTCGATGTCGCAACAGATATTGGTGGCGTATGGATCATCCGTACATGAGGCTATCGGATATCAGAAACAGCCACTTCTAGTACAGTGGACGGATGTATCTAACTTCTTCAATTGGACGGCTAGTGCGGCAACACAGGCCGGTAACTTCACTATCCCGATTGGTTCGGAAATAAGAGCGGGTATTGCGGCGTCCAACCAGAACCTACTTTGGACCGATCTTGATCTCTGGGCCATGACATATGTTGGGCCGCCGCTCGTCTATGGGTTCAATAAGATCGGGGCCGGTGCCGGTGCTGCTTCATCTCATGCGATCCAACAGTTCCGAGGATCATTCTTCTGGATGGGGGCGACCAACTTCTATAGCTATAGTAGTGGTGGTGTTTCTGTTGTTCCGTGTCCTGTCTGGGACGCGATTTTCAGTAACTTGAATACAAAATTCTTACAGAATATTCGAGCGATGCCTAATACTCCATTCAATGAAATTGGGTTTCTTTTCCCAAGCGCGGCTAGTGTTAGCGGAGAATGCGATAGCTATGTGAAAATGAATGTAACCGAACCAGGAGCACCTTGGGACTACGGCCCTGCTGGGGCTCTACCTCGGTCGGCTTGGATTGATCAAACCGTACTTGGAATGCCTATCGGGGCATCTCCGCAAGGAATTATCTACCAGCATGAAACAACACCTGATGCGGATGGACAACCGTTGGTATCATCCTTCACGACTGGATATTTTTTTATTGCGGAAGGCGAAGACTTTGCCTTTATCGATCAAATCTATCCAGATTTTATTTGGGAGAGTTTTACCGGTACAACGTCCGCTCAAATAATGCTTAGTTTCAATATCGTGAATTATCCTGGGGATACCCCCACAGTATATGGTCCATTTACTTGTACTCAGTCTACCAAATTTCTATCAGTGCGATTTCGTGGGCGCCAAATGTCGATTACTGTCGAGTCTGCTGATCTTGGATCGTTTTATCGGTTGGGCCATGTGCGCTATAGGTATTCAATTGCAGGTAGAAGATAATGCTAATCGAGCCTAGCAAATTCTCCATGATACAAGATTGCGGCTTTACAGTAAGCCTCATACGCTTCTTCTGCCGTCGTGAATACACCAAGGTAAATTCCTTTGCGTTTAATGCAGGAATGGCATAAATGAGTATGACGGACGGCTTCCAACCTCAAGGTCAAGGGACGGCCGGCGTTACCGATGCCGTGAGCCAGTTACAGAACATCGCCCGCAACCTTAGTCTTTGGATTCTGGCCTTCAAGGGGCGCAACACCTTCGGATCATTCACTATGGCAGCAGCCGCATCTACGGTGGTAGCTCAGCCTGCGGTGCAGGCTAACTCGTTTATTGCTCTAACCGCCACGAATGCCAGTGCTGGTGCGCTTGTTGGGAGCGCGAAGGCGCCGTATGTTTCCTCGATTTCTCCGGGAGTTTCATTCACGGTATCAACAGCGAATGGCGGTAATGCAGTAGGAACCGAGACATTCAGCTATGTAATCCAAACCCCAGCATGATATGGATGCACAACAAATCGAGCACTTAACCGGCGGGGTACGCCTCGCAAGATTGGTTCTACAGGAAAGACGAATGGCAAAAGCGGCAGGATTAATGAAACTAGCGGGGCTCGCGAAGTCTCTGCATGATTCCGACCAAGTTGCAGGCGGTCTAGCCGATCGGCTCATGTCGGCGGTTGGTGGTTTACAGCAAGAGATGGGGGTTACTACCTCCATTGTTGAGACAGTGGAGGCGGCACGCGATCACTTGCGGGCGATCAACCAAGCCATATTACCAGGGAACAACGGCGGCCCCCCTTTGGATTCTCCAAGCTCGTCAGAATCGCCAGTTGGTTCGCGGCCGAGTGAAACAGCAAATCTCGGGACTATCAAGGCAGGCTAATCATGG